CCTCTCGGCGAGCAGCACGATCACCATGCCGCTCGCGGAAGCCATCAAGGGAAACGCCCAGCAGCCGGGCTCGGACAGCCTGTTCGGGCGCAAGGCGGCGGAGATCTCCGCGCAGTCGAAGCTCTCGGACGGCCTGCCCGGCCTGTCCCGCAACGTGCTCGCCGAGATGCCGCTCTCGCAGAAAGAGCTGCAGCTGCGCACCAACATGGAGGCGCAGGCGATCGAGGCGTCGCGCCTGCAGGTGAGCCTCGCCTACCAGGGCTGGCTGAACCCGGCCGGCAATCTCTGGGACCTGTCCGAGTTCGTCACGGTCAAGTCGCCGATGCTGTTCCCGACCGAGAGCGGCCAGCTCGATCTTAAGGTCTGGGGCTACACCTACGCGCAGTCGCCGGAAGGGCAGACCACCGCCTCGATCGACCTGCGCAACAAGGCGGCCTGGAACGTCCAGCACCCGGACGCGACCACGTCGGACGGCTTCTTCGGCGCGAACCCGACGCCAGCCCAGCCCGAGGCCTCGACATGACCACGCTGCGCTCGGATGCGGACGACGCGGCCAGGCGCGCCTATTTGGGCGTCAACCGCGGCACCCTCGTCGAGGTCGACGACTCGACCAAGATGCAGGAGGTGACGGTTCGGGCCCGGTTCGGTCGGATGCTCACCAACGTGGAGCACTGGCACCCCTATGGCTTCACCAGCGTCCCGCTGAAGCCCGACGACCAGGAGCAGAAGCAGGCCGAGGTCCTCGTCACCTATCTTGGTGGCAGCCCGGATCACCCGGTCGTCATCAGTATCGGCGACCGCCGGCACCGCCCGAAGAACCTCAAGCCCGGCGAGAGCTCGCACCATGACGACCAGGGCCAGCACACACACCTGACGCGGGCCGGCATCAACACCACCGGCAAGAAGCTCACGCTGACGGCCGGCGACAAACCGGCCACAGACAACTTCGAGCTCAACGAGCAGTTGAAGGGCATCGCGGCCCGGCTGTCCCAGGTGGAGGACTCGCACCACGCCCTGTTCGACGTGGTGTCGAAGTTCCGCCAGAACGCCGAAGCCGTCGTCCAGGGCCTGGCGCCCCTTAATCTCGCCACCCAGGTCACGAAGGCTCTCAGCGGCGCGCCGGCCGGCCTGGACGCGATGAAGGCGCTCGCGGAGGGCAAGCTCACCGGCTACCTTCAGAACGCCCTCCAGCGCGGCCTGAAGTCCTTCCTGGACCCCGGTCGGCTCATGGGCATGGCGAGCCTCTTGTCGGGCAACCTTGAGGGTCTGATCGCCGGCCTCGAGGCGCAGGTCGCCGGTTTGATCGCCAACAACCCGGTGATCGGGCTCGTGGACGACCTAGTCGACGAGCTGGCGGCGCTGAACGCCAGCGGCGGCCCCGAGGCAGCGATCGCCGCGAAAGCCGCCGAGCTGGGGGCCCAGATCGAGCAGCTGACCAACGCCAACCCGGTTCTCGGGCAGATCGCGAGCCTGCGGAGCCGGCTCCAGCAGCTCGCGGACCAGGCCGGCCCGGCGCTGAACTTCCTGGAGCCGCAGAAGCGGCTCGTGCAGGGCCAGACGAAGTCGATGCGCTTCGGCGGCCCGGGCTGAGGAGCACGCCATGGCGGATGTAAGGATCGCGCCGAAGGGCACCGCCCCCGGCCAGCCCTTCCAGGCGGTCGACCTCGATCTGCTGCTCACCCCGGCAGGCCAGCTCGACACCTCGGACGAGCTCGCCACGGCCGTCGTCGTCGCGCTGCTGACCGACGCGCTCGCCGGCGAGGACGATGCTCTGCCGGATAGCCGGGACACCGATCGCCGCGGCTGGTGGGGCGACGTCGACGCGGAGGAGATCTGGGACGGCTGGCCGATCGGCTCGAAGCTCTGGCTCCTGTCCCGGACCACGATCACCGGGGCGGCCGCCCGCAAGGGCGCCACCACCGTCCAGATCGAGGACTACATCCGCGAGGCGCTGCAGCCGTTCCTGGACCGCAAGATCGCGACCCGCCTCGACGTCACCGTGGTGCGCGCCGGCATCGAGCGGATCGAGGCCGGCATCGTCATGTACCGGGGCGACGAGCTGCTGCTCGATCTGCGCTTCTCCGACCTTTGGCGGGGGATCGTCGTCTCCGCGCCGACCGGCTGATCGCCCGCCCGCCACCGCCCCCGACCGAGCCCACCCGCTGAAAGCCGCATCGCG